GTGTAGGAAGCGTAAATATTAATATCAGTGCAATCGACGCATCAGGAGTAGAAGAAGTACTAACGCAACAACAAGGAAATATAATCGCAATGATTCGACAAGCAGCAAATCAAACTGGAGAAGACTTTTTAGAGGACGTGGATGAAACCACTTATACTACTCCAGCTATAGGGAGAGCGTAATGCCATATAGTTTTCTTACAAGACTACCAGATCCTGATCAAAAAATAGGATGGTGGGGGGCTTCCTCAACTTCGGCCTCTGCTGATGCTGGTCCTGGATTTTCGTCTGTTAGTGTAACTTCTGACCAAAAAGTCATGGTAAAAAGAACAAACTCTCAAAGGGTTATTGCAAAGGGGGTTGCGGGGCATAAGTGGAATATTGATATAGCGTATAATCCTATGACAGAAGCAGAGTTTCGTCCCGTTTCAGCATTTCTTGAAGCAAAACGGGGAGCACTAACACCGTTCTTTGTAGCTCTACCACAATATAATACTCCTACTAATGCAGCTTGGGTTACGGATTTAGGAAACCATACTTTTACAGCAGCTTCAACGCACTCTGCGGGAGCAACAAGTATACATATTGTGGGCAGTAATTCATATACAGTTAACTCCAGCAGTAATGCTACAGACATACCTAGACCAGGAGAAGTATTTACCATAGCTGATAGTAGTGACACAAATCATACAAAAGTTTATATGATAACACATGTAGAAACTAGAGAGACATATGCCACGACGGGTAGTCGGCCTTCGAGTGATGCACATTTACGACTAGGAATAAACCCTCCTTTAGTCAGGGATGTAAGTACAAATGGTACTCTTACCTTTATAAATCCTTTATTCAAAGTGATTATGCCTTCCGCTGTGCGTAAATATTCCTTAAATACAGATAATCTTTATAGTTTTAGTCTTAAGTTGGAAGAGTACTTATGAGTGATATTAGAGATTTAGGGGATGATTTAAAAGCGTCTATTTTATCAAACGACTCTTTTCTATATGCACATCTTGTAAAATTTGAACGCACCCCTAGAAAAGAGGCTGTTGGTGCTATTGCAAATAAAGCTTCTGATTTTTCGTATATAACTGATGCTTCTATAAATATTTCATTCGATGATGGTAGTAAAAATGTTTCGGGAGGATCAAACGGGGCCCAAGTATACGTAGCAAACAGACTTGAAAGTGTTACGAATATGCAGGAGACAACAGAAGCAAAGGTTAGTAATGTAACTATAAAACTTTCCTCTATAGCTTTAAACTCTCAATTTACGGGATCTACTAGCAATCAAATTACAGTCAGCAACTCTGGGGCTTCTGGGTGCACTATAAGTATGGTTGATACTGCAGGAAACGAAAACTGGACTAGCTTAGGTTTTTCTGAAGGAGATAGATTACTTATTTCTTCAGGAGATGCTAATAATGGCAAGTCTATATCAATATCGCGTTTCGAGAACAATAACTATAGAATTATAGGTATACTTCCCGATGAGATATTTTCAAATTCCGCAAGTAGAAATGACTACAACATTACTCTGGATACCGATGAGATTACAGCAGTTCTTGATGATCCTACTGCAGGAACTTATAATGGATATATTAATAGAGATGTAACTATCTATCGCGCACATATAGATCCTGATACAGGTGTTATTATTGGGTCTCCGTATTTAATATTTAAAGGTATTATATCAAAAGCAAAGCTTGTAGATGACCCTACTAAAGATTCAATGGTTACTTGGACTCTTACAAGTCATTGGGGGGATTTCATACGAGTAAATGGTCGTATAACTTCAGACTCAGAGCATAGAGCTATAGGAACAAGTGGGGTCCCTGATTTAGCAGCGCTTCACAGAGATGACTACGCCTTTGATAGAGGGTTTATGCATGGTGAACAAGCTATAAATATTATATCTATTTATCAAGTACAGGAGACAAGATATAGAGAAAAAAGAACAGGTCTTCTTAAACTCCGGAGAAAGCTGGAAAAATATGAAGTAACAGTAGACAGGGATGTAGATCTACGATTTAATTTAACAGCAAAAGCTCTGCCCGTAATATATGGAGTGGGAAGAGTAGATAGTATCCCCGTCTTCGCAGATACTTTACATGCAGACGCTTCAAAAATATATTGCGTATATGCAATATGTGAAGGAGAGGTTAGTGGTTTATTTGATATTTATGTGGATGATCAGTCCCGTATTTGTGTAGATAAAAATGATGCTGATACTCGAACTAATCAAACAGAGGATCAAACAATAGATGTATTATGTGAAGGACGAATGGATAAAGGGGATACTCTAAGTTCTGCTGCGTCCACAATGAATTCTACAACTAGAGCGAATAGAGGTAGGGGTGGCGGCTTTAATGTGGGCACGGGAACAGGCAACTTTGAACAATGGTTGGATAACCTAATATTTGCTGCAAACGATGCTGCAGGGGTAGGAACCACTACAAGTGCTACAGGAATTACTCATGAAAGAAAAACTACTTTAGAATACCCTATAAGTGCTCAACTAATTTTTCATTCTGGAAAAAGCCACCAGCGAGCAGATGCTTTACTGAGTGGAATTGCAAATGCGGGAGTTCAAAATACAGCAAATGGATTCAAACTTCAAGCAGACTCGGAAAACCAAGACGAGTACTGGGGAGAAAACCATAGACTATTAGATACTGCTTATGTTGTAGCAGAGTACGAAATTGCTGAAGGCGATATAACAATTCCTAATCTTGAATTTGTTGTTCGTGGAAGAGAGGTAGAACAATATAACTATGACTTCTCATATAGAGATCATCCTAATCCTTCTTTTGCCTCTGGTACTATTGCAGATAAGAGAGACTTATTTAAGTTAGGAGATGTTGTAGATATTTATGATAGTACAGATAATAGCGCTTTAGCACAAAATATTACAATTCAAGATAAGTATTCTTTTTTTGACGCATCAAATACAGAAATATTTAAGTTTAGATTTTCTTCTAATCCTATGCTGAAAGCTGACGGAACTGTATCTTCATGCAAAGAGTTTCATATGGTAGCAGATGGAACGTCCGTGGGTTCTGATAGTAAGTATCCTATGATTACATGGGACTATCAGTCTCATACGGGAAGTGTTGCTGAGACTCTTGTACAAGATGCAGACGAGACTGCAGGAAATGGAAATGTAACTGTAGCAAATACTAGCACTGGTGGAGGGACTGGAGTTGATCTTACAGAGTTTAACGCAATTCTTTCCGCGATACTACTAAACGGTAATGCTTTTCTCAGTTATGTCCTTGGGGGACAAACTTTAGAGAGTCTAATTTCCGAATTCATTAATACAGAGCCTGATGTAGTTCCTGATGGTTCAGCTGCAAAAGTTCCAAATAATGGAAGCACTCAAGTAGGAAAAGCAAATATACAAAAAGTAGGTATAGCAAATGCAGTAAAGCTAGCTAGTGGTGCTTCTAGTACTGACGATTTTTATAATGGTCAAACAATTACTGTTACTCACACCGAAGCAGACGGAACGCAAAAAACACAGTCTAGAAAAATAGTTGATTATATAGGCTCAACAAGAGTCGCTTTAACTGGATCTGTCTCGGACATGGCAGGAAACAGCAGCACTATCGGAACCTATACAGCAGCTTCCGCAAGCTACGTTCAGAGATCTGTAGTTCTTAACAATGTAACAAATATAGTTGCAGGACATATATTACAGCAAGGAACTGATGGTCTTTCTACTATACCTGCAGGAACAAAAATTCTTGTAGTAAATGGGGGTAATAACACAATTACTACCGATAAAATTATTAAGGTAAGCCCAGGTGCAAGCTTAATAGTTAAAGGACCCGGAACAGAAACCACAAAAGTTACTGGAGAGCCTTTTGAGTTCTTTCCGCAACAAGGAGATACTTATGTGATCTCTGGGGCAGGAGACAAGAAAACCTCTATAAATCCTGCTGTCCAGCTTCTTGATTATATTACAAATAAAAGATTCGGAAGAGGCTTAGACCGAGACAAAGATATAAGACTAGAAACTTTTCAAGAAAGCGCAAGACTTTGTGATACTCGCTCAGATGTAACTATGTCACTTTTAAAACAAGCCTCTGATGGTACAACATATGTAGCTCCTTCTGTAGGAGATGTTTACAAGTATACTACAAGTGCTACAAGTGCTAGTGGAACTGACTTTTTGCAGTTTCAAGGAACAGTAAAAACTGTTAGTTCCCCGTTTACTTATATAGATGACACAAGTGAGGGTGTACCAGGATCAGGAACAAATACCTATGTAGAAGTTGTATTCACAGATGTAATAGGAAAAATAAATCAGAGATGGTATGACTGGAAATCTTATAATGCAGGGGATGTGTTGTACCATCGGGTATCAAATAGTAATAGATCTTATCTAGTTGGTACTACTGGTACTATTGCACAGCCTACAAACAGCAGTACAGCAATCAGTTCTATAGCACTAACAAAAGTCAGCGGAAGTGGGGCTTCTAGCCTTTTTGTTCATATGGGAGGAGCTTCAGGTACAACAGAAAGAGAGTCAGGAGAACAACTTAATCCTATAGTTAAAAGTTTTAACTTTTTGTCTAACGCAGCAAATAAGTCTTTTACAAAAAGTGGATACTCTCTTTATGACTCTGACGATGTAAAATACTGGAGATACACAGGGTGGCAAAACCACCACCAGAGAGAGGTAACAAGGCATCAAACAAATTCAGTTTTAAGAACAAGCAGTCCTTTATTTGATAATGTAAACTCGTTACTTGGCCACTTTAATGGAATATTACGATACTCCAATGGTAAGTATGAGTTAGCTGTAGAAACTACCGCACCTACTATAGCTTCTACACTAAATCTAACAACTAGTAGCTCTTATACAGGAACAGGAGGAGCTAGCACTAATATTACTACTTTACCTGACCCCCGTCTTATAAATCAAGATGATATTATTGGAGCAATAAGCGTAGATGATGCAGGTTTGAAAGGTAGTTGTAATACTGTGTCTGTAGAAATTCCAGATCCTCAAATACGGTACGATACTCGTGGAGTATCATTTTTTAAGTCTGAGTATTTGAAAGAAGACAAAAATATACCAAAGAAGAAAGATATAAAAACACCTTATATATCTAACTATTTTAATGCTAGAATAAATGCTGAGCAATACTTAGACCAATCTCGCTTCAATAGGAAGATAAACTTTGTTCTTGGGCCTAGAGGTGCTTTATTACAAGCAGGAAGCATAATAAAAATAACCTATCCTAGATTTGGATGGGTTAATAAAGATTATAGAATAAGCAATCTAACATTTAACAAAGACTGCACTGTACAAGTAACGGCATTTGAACATTCAGATAATACTTATATAGTAGAAGCAAAAGAAAAGGATCCTTTCTTAGTCATGGCTCCTTCTGTACCTGGTGATGAGTCAGTAGCTCCTGGGCCCCCTACTTCAGTAACTGCAACGGGACAGGACAACTCTATATTAATAGCTTGGAAGAATAATATTTCTTTTGGTAATCCTACTTCGGACAGTGCAAATCCTGACTGGAAAAATGAAGTGTGGGTAAATGACCACTCAAGTTTTACAAATACAAGTACAGCATTTCCGAACGGTGCGAAAAAAATTCACACTAATTTTGGAGAGCAAGAGTTTGAGCACAGCTTTCCTGCTATTACTGCTGATACCACTCGTTACTACTGGGTAAGACATGGAAAAACAATAACCAAGAAGTCTACGGGGTCAAGAATAACTCTATTCTCAAAGTTTAGTCCTTTGAATACTTCTTCTGGCACAGCAGCAACAGCAGTAGCTGCAACGGGTGCTGGTGCAGGCATAGTTTATCTGTATAAGAGTTCAGTAAGCGAGCCTACAGACGACCCAAGTGCTGATAGTACTTTTCCAACATTAGTTGTTGATCTGTCAGGTGCAAATGCAGGAAAGATAACAGGGGTTAAGTCAGGACAGGGGTTAGCAGCTTTTGCAACCAACCAAGTTATAGATACAAGCGGAGCTGCAACAGGATGGTACACTGTACCTCAAAATCCAACTGATGATACTCATGTAATTTGGATTATTGCAGCAACAGCAAGCAGCACTGGGGCTTCTGATGAGATACTACGAGCAGAGTGGACAGAACCAGTTAAATTCTCTGGAGCAAAAGGATTAAACTCCGCAACAGTAAGACTATTTCAATTGAATAATAATGCAAGCAGCCCTACTACTGCGAGGCCAAGTGGGGATCTTACTTACACTTTTAGTCCCCCAGGAATTGCTGGGTCTAACTTTAATCAATGGCTTACCACCGCTTCAAATACTACTAGCAGTAATAGATACTTGTGGACAATTACTGCAGCAGCAATTTCAAATGGTAGTACCACCACAGTAGCGCAAGGCGATTGGTCAACGGCTGTAATTCAGTCTAATTTTGCTGTAGACGGAGCAGACAGTACAGTAGCGGGCCCTGACGGAGACGATGCGGCTCGAGTAGTTACTGGCTACGTTTATTGGAAAGGAGCAGCAAACGCATCAAAAAGCACTGTTCAAGCAGCAGTTACAGCAATACAAAATGCTGGGCCTACTTATACTTTTACCTCAACTTTCGCGGATACTACCTTTAATCCGGATTTAGGACAGTCTTTAGGTTCAAATCATGATAACTTTAGTATAAGCCCGCCTGAGGCAAATTCTACTCGACAAACAGTTTTTTATGCTCCTTTTACAGCCACCGAAACAGTATCTAGTGGAAACGCAACGGGTGTTGGTCCTGTTACTTTTGGGGCAGTATCAGAAGGTATAAACTTTAGTGGAGTTGTAACTTTTAGTGGTACTGGTAATACAACTATAACTGCTCCAGGAGGAGAAAGCCTCGATATTACCCAGATAGACGGTAGTTTAATAAAGACAGGAAGAATAGAAAGTGTGGGTATGACTGTCTCTGGAAATAAAGATGGAAGTAATTTTACCTCCGAAGGCACATACTTTCAACTAGCAAATGCAAATAGTGGAAATGATAAAGCAGGGTCTATAGCAAGTGAGCATTTCAGGTTAGAAGGGGATGGTGGTAAGGTACAGATTAAAGGTGAGACCACAGGCACTGGTGGGGGTTCTATTCTATTAGACAGTACGGAACAAAAAATAACTATAACCGACGGAACTGTAGACCGTGTGGTAATTGGTAAGCTAACTTAATAACCACCAAAAAATAAAACTTGACTAAACAGGTCCTTTGAGATATAATTTCAGAATGGAGAAATATAATGACTGCAGCAACCTATGACTTGGTGATCGACCAAGGCTCCGACTTTGCTATTGACTTAACAGTTACAGAGTCAGGATCAGCTAAAAATCTTACTGGCTACTCTGGCAGGGCACAGCTGCGAACGACTCATGCTGCTTCGAGTGTGACGGCAAGTTTTACAGTAAGTATAGTTAATGCAGCAAACGGACAACTAAAGATGGAAATAGCTGCGAACACTACAGCTGGCATTGCGGCAGGAAGATATGTGTATGACTTAGAGATTCATACAGCAAACAATGCAGTAGTAAAAAGACTTATACAAGGAAGTGTAACCATAAATCCTGAGGTAACAAGATGACGGATTCTTTAGGTACACAAGTAACAATAACGGAAGAGATCACTAATGTTGCGGTCACGAATAATAACAGTATTAGTGTAACTTTAGATGATACAACCACTACTCTCGTTACTGTAAATAATCTTGCTCTTCCTTCACAGTTTCAGGATGCAGCAAATATTGCTGTTACTCCATACAATACAATTACATCTTCAAATTTACAAACTGCTCTGCAACAACTTGCAGATCAAAACTTTAGAGGCACAAGCGCTCCGACAGGAGGAACTGTATCAGAGGGAGATACCTGGTATGATACAGACGATGATCAATTTAAAGTCTATAGAGAAACGAGTTCTGGAGTCTTTGCATGGGTTCCAATAATGGTTGGAAACATCTCACCCGACTCGGACACAGTAGACGCAGGATCCTTTTAGGATATTCGGAGTTATAAATGGCTCAAACAATTCAGATTAAAAGAACCACGGGCACTGGCAAACCTACTTCGGTTGCTCAGGGAGAGCTATTCTATGCCTATGGGGACAACGGAACTTATGGAAAGCGTCTTGCGATTGGTAATGTAAGTGGCGGTGGAAATACCCCAGAAATTATTGGTGGTAAGCACTTCATGGATATGCTTGACCATACTGCAGGAAATCTTACTGCTTCAAGTGCAATTATTACTGATTCAAGTTCCCAAATTAATGAACTACAAATTAAAAATCAAGGCGGAGTAAAACTTTTTGAGCTAACTGCGAATGGAAGCAGTAGTATGCAGCTTCGTTCTGCAGCCGCTCTTGCAGGAGACATAACTTATACATTTCCGGCTGCTCCTGTAAATGGACGATTTCTTCAGACAAATACTAATGGAGAACTTAGCTGGGCCGTAGTAGGAACAGAACTAACTATCGCTGCCGATAGCGGTTCAAACGATGCAGTTGCTGTAGGAACGGACACTCTTACTTTTGAAGGTACAGCAAATGAGATTGAAACTACTGTATCTAATAACAAAATTAATATTGGATTTCCAACTAATGTAACAATCTCTGGAAACCTTACGGTATCAGGTACAACTACTACTGTATCCTCAACTACTATTAATGTTGCAGATCCATTACTTGCACTAGCAACTACAAATAATTCAAGTGATGCTGTTGATATTGGTTTTTACGGATTGTATGATGACTCTGGCTCACAAGACGAGTACGCGGGTCTTTTCCGAGATGCAACAGATGGAAAGTTTAGATTATTTAAAGATTTACAAGTAGAACCAACAACCACTATAAATACAAGTGGAACAGGCTATGCAATAGCAAGTCTTGTAGCAAACTTAGAATCCGCAGCTGTTGCAATCACAGGCGGATCAATTACAGGGATTACAGACCTTGCAGTCGCAGACGGTGGAACAGGACTTTCAGCAGCAGCAAAAGGTTCCGTACTTGTAGCAAACTCAGCAGATACTTTTACTGCTCTTGATGGTGGAGGCTCTACAGATAAATTGTTAATCTATGCATCAGGATCAGATACAATTTCTTGGTCAAACACACTAGATGGCGGAACTTATTCTTAATAGGAGATAGCGATGGCAATGGTAATTAAGCCAAAGCGGAAGTTTACTGCGGGTGCTCCCTCCACTTCGGACATTGTAGAGGGTGAAATTGCAATCAACACCGCTGATAAAAAATTATATGTTCGTGACAATGCGAATAATATAATCGAAATTGGCGGAGGGGGAGCAGGAGGCTCTACTACAGAGGTAACTCAGAATAGTCACGGGTTCGTAGCAAAAGATGCAATTCGCCATAATGGTACAGCATGGGTAAAAGCGCAAGCAAACGCTGCTTCTACTCTTGCACTTGGTATAGTAACTGAAGCGGCTACAAACACTTTTACAGTCGCACAATCGGGAAGGTTTGAGATATCTTCGCA